AATCATCTCGAGCACTCTTGTCTTCATGTTTGTGCCCTGATTTTTTACCAACTTTTCATTCTCTGATGTTAAGTTTGCGATTACAGCTTCCATCTCTTCTCTAGTCATTTTGTTTGTCATTTTGTATTCTCCTTAATAGTTAAAGGTTATGTTTAAAAGTTTCTTACCAACAAAAGAACATGAATCATTTTACGCTTTATTGTTGTAAAAGTAAACCCTAAAATAAAACATTTTGAATATTTCTTTTAGTTTTTATTACTATTGCACTTGTTAAAGAAGCTAGAAGAATGAATACACAAGTCTCGATCATAACTAAGGCCCTCCGATTAAAAGTTAATGTTTGAACAACTAAGTAACTACCTAACAATCTATCACAGATAAAAGAAGAAGTAAACAATAAAGTTTAGTATATTAAAAAATTTTCCCTCCGGGGGTTGGCATGTCACTAGGTTCAATTTAATAGTATGGTAGTGTCAATCTGATTTGGTAGAGCTTAGAACTGTGAGGTGCTGATGATAATAGAACTATGGAAGTTTATGGTAATGCTGAAGAACCGTGGACCTGTAGAAGTGCGACTGCGTAACGTAACTGCGGAATTCAATCCAAATAAAATGCTAAAAAAATCGCCGTACTAGTTCAACTGTATGACTTTTGCATTTAGGCCATTTTTCACGGAGTACGTATACCGTGTTTCACGAATAACGTGGAACGTTTAAGAATTAAAGCCTGTACTTTTCCCTTGTTTTACGATATGCTATTAATATGGATAACGACTTTATAAAAGCTTTCAATAATAAGCAAGATAACAGCATCTCCGATGATATGGTAAGGAAACCATTCGTTGGGGCTCCTTCTATGCTACCTCTTGCAGAAAGACAGGAACTCATATATAGATATCAGTATCTAGATGAATCGATTGAATTCCTAGCGACTCATTATTATGTTACACCTTCCAGTTTAAAAGCTTGGCTCAATCAAAACAACATCGAAAGAAAAGAGCTTAAAACTGAAGAAGACATACATGACTTTGAGGTCCACGTTAATGAGCTTTATAAGTCACTACAGATAAGACTTCTTGGCCTGGTTGCATTGAACTCAGCAAAGGCCTGGGAGTCACTTGCTATGTCCGAAGAGAACATTTTATTCGGCCTAGAAACAGCGTCTAAGAACGTCAGTGAACAGAGGTATCCCGACGCTAAAACGCTTGCTTCTCTGGCCAGTGCTCATGACAAGTTAGTAGGACGACATGAGCTAATTGTAAAGGCTATGGATAAAGCGGGTGATGTTGTCCAAGCACTTAAAGATCATCTCTCATGGGAGCTTGAGGTCGTCCATGTATCAGGGCAGGCTAAGTCTACTAGAACAGAAGAAGTAGACCAAGAGCAGGAGACCGATGACGCGTCCTAAGTTAAAGATGAGATTAACTGATCGGTTATTGCCGTTCATGACTACACCTAAACGTTTTAAGATTGCATTTGGTGGGCGTGGTGGAACTAAGAGTATGTCTTGTACAGATATACTGATCCATGCAGTACAAACTAAACAAGAGCGTGTTTGTTGCTTTCGTGAGTTTGGTTCTTCTATAGAAGATAGTATTTGGACGCTCATAACTGATGAGATCACGCGAATGGGTGTTCCTGGGTTTAAACCACAAACTAGGAAAATCGGGCACGAGGATGGGGGATTCTTCAAGTCTAAGGGGCTTGGCCGTGACTCGAAATCTGTTAAGTCCTTTTCAGGGTTTAACAAGTTCTTGGTTGAAGAGGGCGACTTCCTAACTGCTGAGATACTAAAAGATCTTACACCGACACTGCGTACTGAGGGCTCCGAGCTTTGGGTTATATTCAACCCTCAGTCAAGAGAAGATGCTGTAGTAAAGAGGTTTATACTGCCGTTCTATAAGGAGCTTTTGAAGACTGGTGTTTATGAGGACGACCTCCATTATATAGTATGGACAAACTTTGATGAGAACCCTTGGTTCCCTAAGGAGCTTGAACAAGAGCGTGCTTTTGATGAGGAGCACTTAAGTAAGGCTGAGTACGACCACAAATGGCTTGGGCACTTTAATGACGCTGTAGAGAACAGTATTATAAAGCGAGAGTGGTTTGATGCTGCGGTCGATGCACATATAAAGCTGAACTTTCAGCCTAGAGGACTTGAGACTGTAGCTTTCGATCCTTCTGACCTTGGAGGAGATGATAAGGGCCTTACACACAGGCACGGCTCAGTAGTCAAGCAAGTCCTTAGGAAGTCTACAGGCGACGTGAATGAGGGGTGCGACTGGGCTCTTGATTATGCAATAGAGCACCAGGTAGATAAGTTTATTTGGGACTGTGATGGGATGGGAGTAAGTCTAAACAGACAAGTAGTAAATGCCCTCCACGGTAAGAATATAGACCCGATAATGTATAAAGGTAGCACCGGCGTTGACAATCCTGGCCAGATGTATGAAGGGTTCTCATACGATAAAAAGAAGCGTAAAACTAATGCTGAGACCTTTTATAATAAGCGAGCACAGAAGTCCTGGTATCTAAGAGATAGATTCTTTAATACTTATCTAGCAGTTACTAAAGGGATCTGGACGAATCCTGATGAAATGATTTCAATAAGTTCAGATATTGAGGAAATTGATGTTCTTAGATCTGAGACTTGTAGAATTCCACGAAAGCCTAATGGGAGTGGACTTATTCAAATATATCCAAAACCTGAGATGAAGTCTAAATTTAGAATAGAGAGTCCTAACCTGTTTGATAGCTCAGTGATGAGCTTTGAAGATGGCGATCCGGTTTACGAAACTGTAGATATGGAGTTTGATGCATGGCAACAGTAGAATCCACATACCATAATGTTATTAAAGATCTAAGAGAGGCCCAGAGTGCTGAGCGAGATGGTCGTGAGAAAGCTAGAGAAGCTGATCACTTTATAAATGCTCGTGATGGCCAATGGGAACCTAATATCGTTCAACAGTACGAAGGCAAACCCCGATACACGATTGATCTTACAAGTGGAATAGTAAGTGATGCCCATGGTGAAATGAGTAGCATGGAGTTTTCTATTGCAGCGAGACCAGCTGGTGGGCCTGCAACTACTGATATTGCTTTACATTATGAGGGGCTAATAAGAAACATTGAAAACAACTCAGGCGTCGGTGCTAAGTATATTTATAGAGCTGCTGGTCGACAAATGCTTACAGGTGGAATCGGCGGCTGGGGTGTTAAACAAGGGTACCGAGATCCTTTTTCTTTTGATCAGGATCTTATTATATATCCTATAAGTAATTTTGTTGATAGGGTCTGGTTTGATCCTAATGCTGAGTTACCAGACGCCTCTGATGCTAACTGGGGTTTTAAGCTTACCTCTATGAGTTTAGAGACTTATAAAAGAGACTTTCCAAAAGGTAGCGGGATGTCCTTAAGTAGAGATTCTTATGGGACAGTTTACTCCTGCCGTAAAGATAATGAGGTTATTGTAGGTGAGCGTTACTGGAGAAAAGCTAAGACAATTGAGCTTGTAAGAATGACTAATGGCTCAGTATTTGTGGCTGATGAAGAGTTTGATGCTGTTAAAGATGAACTAGCAGAACAAGGAGTAACGGTCGAGAAAACAAGGGAATCAGAGGCTTATACAGTATATCATCAGTTGCTCGACGGCGGTGATTTTCTTACTGGCCAGAAAGAGACTGTGTTTACCTATGTACCTTTAGTTCCAGTATATGGTAATTTTGAGATCTCTGAGGGCCAGCTTATATACTGGGGTCTTGTTGAGAAGCATATGGATCCTCAAAGGATTCTAAATTACATTGAGTCACGAAAAGTTGCTGAAGGTGCTCTAGCTCCAAGGGCTAAGAAATGGATGACTAAAGAGCAAGCTGCGGGACATGAGCCTAAATTAAGGACCCTTAATACGAATAACGATCCTGTGCAGTTTTATAATCATATACCGGACCATCCAGCGCCATTTGAGACTGGAGGAGCTCAGATCAATCCTGGACTCTCCGAAACAAGTGCGAGTATGAATAGGTATATGCAGACTATATCAGGCCGTGTGGATCCTTCTGGGGACCCTGATCTTGGTCTACAAAGCGGCGTAGCTCTAGAGGCTTTACAGAATAAAGGCGATACAGGTAATGTAAGCTATTTCACAGCAATGGAAGTAGCTATAGCACATACTTGTAGGATTGTAGGTGATGCTATACCACGTACTTATGATGCCCAGCGTGAAGTTCAATTAGACTTCCAGGACGGTTCTACTAAGTCAATTACCATCAATCAAAAAGTGTTTGATAAAGACACTCAGAAAGTTGTTGAGCTGAACGACCTTTCAAAAGGTACCTACAGCTTTAAATGTTCTTCTGGTCCGGCTTTCCATAATAGGCAGCAAGAGACTGTGACTGCAATAAATAATATAGCGGCTATTGATCCATCAATTCTTCAGACTGGTGGTGACGTTCTTCTCAATAATATCCCAGCTCCAGGTATGGATAAGCTGGCCAAGAGAAAACGTGCCCAGATGATTGCTCAGGGCCTCATTCCAGAGAATGAACTTACTCCTGAAGAAGTCCAGCAGTTACAGAAAGACCAAGCTGCAGCAGCAAATCAGCCGCCAAGTGCAATGGACCAGGCCTTGATTGCAACAGCAGAAGCTGATCGTGAAAAAGCCCAGGCTGGAACAGCTGAAATTATGAGTAAAATAGACGAGCGCGAAAAGAACTTTATGCTTGCTGTTGAAAAGTTTCAGCTTGAAACACAGAAGACTCAAGCCGATATAAAAAATAATAACAGTAAATTAATCCTTGATGCTATGAAAGCTCAGGATGAACAGATAAAAGTTTTAGCAGACACTTTGAAAGTTATAAAGGAGGCCATTGGGGCCGACGCAATTGTAGGACCTGCGAATACTAGGTCCTATGAAGAGCAATCTAAGAAGTTACTTGGTACTATAGTAACTTCTGACTAACCTTTATCTGCACGGGGCAAACCCCGGGTCGACTACGCGGTCATAAAACGCGGGACGGAGGAAGTATGGTAGACGAAATAAAAGTAGTAGCAAAACCTGACGGGCAGGTTGATAATCCAACGCAATCTATAGTAGAGGATAAGGACAAGGACCTCGGTCTTAGTGCTATTGTTGTTGAGGAACCCGGGACCGGCGATGAGCCTAAAGGTAATGAGCCCATAGACGAAAAACCTATT